ACATGGGATTTTAATCAAGGAATTAATGTAACCTCTGGTGACGTTAATATTACAACAGGTTCTATAAGAACAGTTGCTGAAGGCAAAGGATTTGAAGGCGAAGGCGGATATGGAGCTGTAAGATTTGCAACACAAAGTTGGACAAGTGCTAGTAATAAAATAGTTGCCACATTTAATATGGGAGCTCATGCAGCCGCGGTATGTGAAATGATATGTTGCCATACTGATTGGTCTAACCATTCAGGTGGTGGACGTATTGTTAAAGTTATATTCACCTCAGGATACGGATCTCCTGGTTCAATAATACAAGATTCATATACACCTAGTCAATTTGGTGATATTGCTTTTTCAATCGGCACAAGTGGTGATACAAGATATTTGTATGTAACAAATAATGGTGGGGCTTATGCCGCAAGTGGCCCAGGTACAGTAAGAATAGTGATGACCGCAGTATCAACTAGTAGTTGGTCGTTAGCAACATCGTAATAGGAGAATAAAATGAGTGCCGCAGATCACACAGGACCAGTAACAAAATTTGGAAGTGTCGAAGTACGAACAAACGACGAAGGAGTCGAAACTATATATGTTGGCCAATTAGGCGATGCAGAAACTAATGTCGACGATTTACACGTTTCCAATGATTCTATTTGGTTAGGAGATGATCACAAGGTACAAATTACAGGTGCAGGAAAGTTTAAATTTCGTAAACGAGTTAAAAATTCTGTTCCTCCTGTTATTACATCTGGTGGTGGAGATTCTGCAGGTGCATTAAGTCATTCAGGAGAAGCCTCTCTTGCCGCATTGAGCAAAAGGCAATGGAGAAGGTACGCTAGGTCGTTAGGTGGAGGTCTTGCTAGTGCTAAAAATAAAGATATTTGGAGAGACAATACTGCTGATTATGATGCAGAAGAAGATGTAACATTTGGATCAATTGATGTAAATGGCGGAGCAATTGATGATACAACAATTGGCGCAACCACAGCATCAACTGGTGCATTTACAACACTTGGTACAACTGGTCTCTTTTCTCCAAGTTCACTTAGCACATCAAGTGCTGATATAAATGGCGGAGCAATTGATGGTACACCGATTGGCGCAACCACAGCATCAACTGGTGCATTTTCGACACTTACCGCTACAGGTGAGATTACAGCATATTATTCGGATCGTCGACTTAAAGATGTTTCAGGACCAATTACTAATGCGTTAGATAAAGTAGATCAATTAACTGGCTATCATTACAAAAGTAACGAAATAGCAAATAAACTTGGACACACAAACACTGAACCTCAAATTGGTTTAATGGCACAAGATGTGAATGTGGTATTTCCTGAGGCTGTAACATTAGCACCTATTGATATAAACACAGATGGTTCATCAAAATCAGGTGAGAATTATTTAACTATTAAATATGAAAAGCTAATTCCAGTACTTGTTAATGCTATTAAAGAACTTAGACAAGAAGTTAATACTCTTAAAGCCCTAGTTTAATCTTGACAAACAAAGTATAATCTGTTAAAATATATAGTGCATGAAAAATGACTGGATCGGCGAAGTAACCGAGTTAGCAAAAAAACATCAAGTCAATCTACTTCTATTACAATTTAATGATTCAAGTAAAAATATAGATGTAGTAGTTTCAGGCCAAATTCCTATCGCTAATGAGCTCATAGATAAACTCTCAACTGACGAAGAAATGAGCTCTGCACCTATTAAATTAATAGTTCAGTCATTACAAGTACAAAACAAAAAAATTATAGAGTTAAAGAAAACTAATAAATCATTAATAAAAGACGTAGAACATATGTCAAACATGTACGCCCAATTATGGAAAAAATTAGAAGATCTTAAACGGTATGAAAAAAACTAATCTTTATGTTGCACATGGCGGCATAGGAAAATGTGTATTATTTTCATCTCTTATAGACACTTTTTCAAAAAGAGATAACGATAAAATATCAATAGCATGTGGATTTCCGGATGTATTTAAATTCCATCCTAAAATTAATTCAGCACCACAATGGACAGGAGGCGATTTACGTCACGATATTGCTGAATATTTTAATGATATTATTTTTAGAGAACCATATGTATCACAGTATGCAAAACGTGATAGGCATATTGTAACAGAATGGGCTCGATGTTTCGGCTTTGAATTAGAAACAGAGGGCAAGGATATGCAACCTGACATTGTTATAAATCCTCAATGGGTCGGTGAAGCTGATAAAATTTATAATGACTTTATTAAGGAAAAATTTATAATGTTGCAATTTACTGGAGGACAACCTGCTGATAATCATTATGTAAACAAAAAACAATACGCACAAAATGCAATGACTCAAGGCAGAAATTTACAGAATTATTATGATGTAATGCTTGCATTAGCTGAACAATATAAAAATTATAAATTCTTTTTATATGCATTACCAAATGAACCAATACAAATTCCGCCCGAATTGCAAAAACGATGTTTAACAGCACAAACAAATGCTATGGTATTTGCCGCACTAGTTAAAAAAGCAGAAACGTTTCTTGCTATTGATTCTAGTTTACATCATTTTGCCGCGGCACGACAATGTCGTAAAAAAGGAGTTGTTATCTGGGGTACTACAACAACACCAACAATGATTGGTCATAACTTACATGTAAATATGCAAAGTTTAAGTCCTACTGAAATTAAGGTTGAAACCAAAGATGTTATAGATAATATTCAAAAGGTTTTAACAACTAAGAATCAAAATAAAGGAAAAAAATGAACGCACCAGTAACAAAATATAATGAATCAACATCGGATTTTATAGCCGAGGCTTTACCATTGGTTGCTATACATCGGACAAGATTTGAATTAGAACATATTTGGTTAGCACAACATCCTGGCGTAGCTAGGAAAGTATATACAGTTTTAGCTGAACTTTATAGATTAGAGGACCTTGGAACCCAAACAGCCGAAATAGAAATTACTATTTTAAAAGAATTGCTTAATGATATTCTTCCTGAAGGTACTGGACCACAAGAAGTACTTGGAGCATTAGAAGATCAAGAAGAACAATACTGGGTTGAAAAATTAGGTAAAATGGCGTCAGTTGATATTTTAACACTAGGAAAGATTCAACCTGCTACAATGGAAATAATTACAAATTTACCTACTAATATTATGTATAGAACAATAAGAGAAACATTGATAAAAGTAAAACAACTTAACGCTGAAATACAAAATATAGAGCAGGCACTTACTAGTGGACAAACCGAATAAAATTTGTGTATGCATTCCAGCGTATGAACAAGTTTATGCTTATTTTGCAGACAGATTAGCAAAGTTATTTTTACGAGCAGGTAAACTTGGTATTGATATACATATTAAAATACGCTCAGGAAGTGATTTAGCTCGCAATAGAAATTTTCTTGTTGAAGATGCATTAGCAATTAATGCTAGTCATATTTTGTGGTTAGATGGAGATATAATATTTCCAGATGATTTAATAGAAAGATTATTAGCACATAACGTTGATGTAGTAGCAGGAATATACCCTACCCGGAATACTCCAATTGATAGTACAGGTTTTTATAGTTATTCACATGAACTATTAGAACGGGCATATATTACAAAAAATGGTCCTGATCTACTTGAAATAGAAGCTTGTGGTTTAGGCTGTATGTTAGTATCAATAAATATATTCAAGCAAACTCAACCACCGTGGTTTCAATTTACTCCAAATCATGGAGAAGATATATACTTTTGTAAAAAAATAGATGCTACAATTTATGCAGATAGAAAAATTAGTCTTGAATTACAGCATATAGGAATAAAGCCATATACTCATGAGGATATAAATGTTTAATGAAATCTTTTTAAAGGTAACAACCAACACACTAAATCCACTTAGAAAACAAATTACATTTAACGATTTAAAAAAAATTCCTGATAACCCATTTACTGTTGACCGACTTGCTTGGAATGCTATTAACCTAAACAAAGCCGAAAAAATATATGTTGATACTGTAACAGATTTAACAAATATACCTGATGCTAAAACAGATCTTATATGGTTAATAAACAACAAATATAATATACGTTCTGATTTTCCTTGGAATTGGCGACCACGAAAATCTTTAGCAATGAGTAAAATATGGGATTTTCCCCGTGTTAGCTCGGCTACAGGAAAAGTCATTACATGGGATTGTGTTCGACTTATTCCTAACATACCATTAGCAGAATTATTAAAATTGGAAAAGGTACAATCAAAAATCCAAGCAAGTTATAATAGTAGTAGTTTTGATATTGTTCACATATCGTTTGATGAAAGACAAGCCGAGTTTACATTTCAGCGAGTAAAATATAAAGCTCCAAAATTATTACAGGTTAAAGGAGTTGATAGTATTGCTAAAGCACATCAAGAAGCAGGAAGGATATCAAAATCCGAAATGGTATGGATTGTAGATGCTGATGCAATTTTGTTTGATACGTTTGAATTTGATTTTCAACCTCCAGAAAGCAAACGCAATAATACAATATATGTCTGGCAAGCAAAAAATCCTATTAATGGATTAATATATGGTCACGGAGCAATTAAATTAGTGCCAAAATCTGTATTAGAAACATTAAATGTAGCGAATGTTGATGTTGCTACAAGTGCCTTGGCAAATTTTATTCAAGTTGAAGAAGTTAGTAACTATCATCAGTTTAATACCGATCCTTTTAATACATGGAGAACAGCATTCCGTGAATGTGCTAAACTTGCTCGCGGTGCAAATTATTTTGGTAATAAAGATCTTTATCCAGGAAATGAAAAGAATAAAGAGTATTTAAATGCTTGGTGCAAAAAAGGCAAAGACGAAAAATTTGGAAAATATTGTATCAAAGGCGCTAATGCTGGTAAGGCGTATGGAAAAAATAAAAAAAATGATATGCATTTAATAAACAATTATGAATGGTTAAAGCAAGAATTCATTAAGAGTAATACCGTATAAATATTAGAATAAGGAATAATCAATGGCTGATGTTACATTCACAGTTACAGTGGCAAGTAGTAAATTTTATTTAGGTTCACAACAAGCTCCTGCAATTAGTCTCGACGAAGGTAAAACTTATAGATTTGATCAGTCTGATTCAAGTAATTTAACCCACACACTTAGATTTAAGTCATTAGCAGGCGGAGCCGAATGGACGACTGGTGTAACAATAAGTGGCACAGCCGGCAATGCTAATGCATATACTGAATGGGTAGTTGGTTCAAGTTATATTCCTGAATATGATTCAGGAGCTAACCACGCATTAAATTTTCTTTATTATTCACAGTCAGGTGGTGACAGTTATGGTAGTACAGCTCATATTGGTAATCCGGGTGACACTGATACTTATAATCCTTTACCAGCAACTGGTACTGCAATATCAGCAAGTGATGTTGCAGGTTTACAAGGCAAGTCTCTTTCTAATGTTACATTTAGTAGTTTACAAACTGATCGACACGCAGAAGATGGCGGGTCTATAGGTAATACTAATGTTGATTTAAGTGATACATTTGGTGGTACTTCCTCAAGAAGCTGATTGCTCTCTTTTCACATAATCATATAATGCTTTACTGACAGAATAATTGTCTATTGTTTTATCTATCTTTTTACGTATTTTATCATTTTCGAATAATCTTTTTGCGCCTTGATGCAATCCAACAGGCAAACTAGATGCATCTACCCAACAATATCCATTGCTTTCTTTATTCAATTGAGGTATAAACTCATTTCGTACTAGCATAAGATAATTTGTATATGTAAATTCGTTATTGCGATATGTGTTTAAATGAATAATTTTTGATATTTGTACTTCTCGCGAAATTTCTTCACTTAATTCCCGCATTAAACCATCAAACGGTTTTTCGTTAGGATTAAGTTGCCCGCCCCATGTACCCCAAGTTTTTACTTTTGATTTGTTATTGTTTCTTAATTGAAAACAAAATCGCTTAGTTGATGCTGAATATAACAAACAACCCGCGGCTTTATATACCATGTCCCTCTATAGATAGATACGCCAGTAACTTGGCTTATACGTTCCCTCAACAGCATTAATCCAGTTATCATCAACCCATTCGTATATCTTACTATCGGCATTATTTAATACATAGTTAATTGCTGATGTTGCACTTGCATCAAAACTTACTACCCAGGCAGATCCATTATATTCTATTATATCATTTGAATTAGCACTTAATGAACTCCAACTTGCAATTTGAGCAACATCGTTTGTTATAAGATATCGTTGTCCGTTAGTTGCCGCGGCAACTGTTCCGTCGCCAGGATAATTTGCTTGTGGATTAATTATACCTGTAATCGAACTTAAAGTTGTTGCTGGATATGAATCAGTATCAAATACAATATCAAGTAAATTATCATTACCAGAATTAAGACTTATAGTACCGACAATATCTGCACTTGTATCTGATGGATCGGCTGTTTTTCTAAATCGTAATTGACTTATTCCTGCTTTAAGCTCACCGTATGATTTAAGCAGATCTGCCCATTTTAATGTATCATTATTAGAGTCAACTGATTTTAAGTCTTTGCCTAATAACTGAACAGTAGTACCACTAACTTTTGCATGAAAATCATCAAACGATACTATTACCCATGTTTGTGCTTGATTAGTTGAGTCATATATAGGATTACTTAATACCCATTCTTCTAATTCTCCTGTTGCTACTACATCTAAGTCATTTAAAATAGTATGAATTATTGTTTGTTTTCTAATCTTTGCAGGAGGATTTATAAAAATAGGAACCTCAAATCCTAAAGTAGCAATATCAATATTATCTTCTGTACCAATTGGTATTGTTCGAGAACTAAATGCGGTTGTTACTAGAGAGACATATGTTAAACTACTCCAGTCTAATGGATTGTTACTACTTTTAATATTAAGTGTAGGATTAAACACAACCATTATTTGTTCTAACATTTGCAATTTTTGATCCATGTTACTAGCCCATAAATCTAAATTCATTGTTAATTTATAAGGCGTAGGCATGTGTCTTTCGACAGTATATGTTTTTCCAATCTTATCCTCATATGCATCAGTTACGTGATTGAAACTTTTTTCAAACACTTGAACTTTTTCTTCGTGATTTTGATACATACGCATTTCAGGTGCCATAGTAATATTATCAATATAGCCTACCATAATAGGTACGGTGTTAATTATATTCTCACTGTTTTGTTTTAAAATAGATTCAGTCATGCGGTCTCTACTTGCATACCTAACAGGAATACGTTGGTATTCTTCTAGGCCAGCTTCGTTATGCCCCATTTGTATAGAGAAATTATTAAACAATCTTAAAAATTGTTGAACATACCTACGTATTTGTTTATCGTAAAAATATTGCATTATGTTGGATCCGTATCTTCGGGCTTAATTGCTTGACTGAGCCCTTCTGCTCCCTCAATTGTATC